GCCGGCACGCCTGAGCGGTGGCGTAAGGGCAGTTGAATGTCGTGTGGTTGCATAGTGGTCGCCTTGCGTGGTGTGTGTAGGGGTAATGGTAGGGGCTAGGCGGGTGGGTCGCTAATTGTGGTTCTATACCGATATGAGAATTGCAATAGTCACAGGCTATCAACGATAATCGCGCCCTCCTCGCCCCAGAGTTTTGTGCAGCGCATGTCCCATATATGGGAATCATCTTCATAAACCGCATCGCATAACGCCTTGGCAAGGTTGTCCCAGTCCGGCTTCTGCTGGTGCGGCTGGCCGTCCATCTCGGAGCGCTTGCGTTTTGACCAGCTCTTAGGCATGGGCAGGATGAAGGTGATATGCAGGCCGCAAGGGTATAACTCCACCCCAGCGGCTCGCACCTCGTCACAGAATGCGCGGTATCTCAAAACCGCCGGGCGCTTGGCCCAGCGGTCACGTTGCGTCATCCTGGGCTTAGGCACAGGCGTGATAGCGTAAGTGGTCAAAACGGTATCTCCATTTCCCAGTCTGGGCACTGGCCAATTTGCTGAGTGAACTCTGCCGGAGGTGTCATGTTGTGCCACTCACATACACCCTCTTTGCTGTAATAGAGGCAGGTATGGCAGCAAGGCGGCGGGCCAAAGTTCTGCCATTCTCTGTATTGCTTCACCATATCCGGCTCTTCTGCGCGCATGGCTTTTGCCTCCTGTCTGATAATCGTGTTTGCTGCTCGTCGCCCAGCATTTTCTTTTCGGTGGCTAGCTGGCTCGGCGTCATGTGCGGCCTTCCATGCTAGAGCATAGCGGTGCAGGAGACCAGCTTGTGCAAAATCCTCTATTCCGCGCAGCAGTACGACAAGGTATTGCTCATCATCTTTGTTAAGCGGTAGCGACTTCCAGTGCATGCCAGTCCCTATGGTGGACCCGGTGAAATTTTCCGTCCATGGCGTAGTGGATCATTTCTGGATGGCGAGCAGCGTTCAGAAAATCACAGACGGCGTGAAGGTCCGGAGCGCTTTGCAGCTGGTGAGCGCCAGATTCCTTGGCAATCTGTTGGATTAGGGCGCGTGCCTTCTGCCCTGCGATGCCAGGGTGCATCACTGGCAGGTACTCGGTCACTGGCCGATCACTGAGCGCGCCGTAGTACGTCACTTTGACCATCTCCCGGCCACTGGTACGGCTCACATGGTGCTGCCATCGCCATTTTGTAACCTCCATTTCCATAGGCTTTGTGCCCATGATGTCGTCGTTGTGCAAGCGCGGGGGCGTCTTCTCTTTTTCCTGAAACTCGAACTGGTACCCGCAGTCCGGGCATACCCTTGCGGCCGCTGCCAAGATTTCGCCGCAGTCCGGGCAATCTTTTGTCGGCGCCTGCCCGCCCTTGCCGGCTATCTCAGGGGTTACCACATTGGTAATGGGTCCATGCCGCCTGACGTTTCCGGCAAAATCCAGAACAAGGCAGTGATCAATGTGAGGCTTTGGTCGGAGTCCGCGCCCCGCCATTTGCACATAGAGGGCCGGTGACAATGTGGGGCGAAGCATGGCCACAAGGTCTGTACCAGGGTGGTCAAAACCAGTGGTTAGCACATTGGCATTCGTGAGCGCCTGAATCTCGCCATCTTTGAACGCCTGCAATATGCGCTTCCTTTCACCCTTTGGTGTCTTGCCGGTCACGCATGCTGCTTTGACACCTTGTTTCTTAAGCTCCTCCGCAACGTGCTGAGCATGCTGCACGCCAACGCAAAACAGGAGCCAAGAACGATAGCCCTGCCCGCGCCTAACCACTTCCATAACGGCGGAACGGTTCGCGTCTTCCGTGTCTACCGCCGCCTCTAACTCCTTGGCGATGTACTCGCCGCCCCGCTTGTGAACGTCGCTCACATCAAGCGTCATGTCGGTAAGCTTGGACTTGAGCGGCGCCAAGTGGCCTTTATAAAGCAGCTCCTCAATACTCACCGGATAGATCAGGTCATCAAACAGCGCATCTTTGCCATCAGTGAGGAGCCCCTGCCCCAGCCTGAACGGCGTGGCGGTTAGGCCGATGATCCTGATGGCTGGGTTGATCTCCTCCAGTGCCGCCAAAAGCTGTCGGTACCCGCCTTGCTGGGCGTTGTTGCACAAGTGGCACTCGTCAATAACCACTAGATCAATGTGGCCGATTTCTTTTGCCCTGTGCCTGACAGACTGAATGCCGGCAAAGGTTATCGGTTGGTCAATCTGTCGCCGTCCAATACTGGCGCTATAGATGCCCATGGGCGCATTGGGCCAAAGCTGGCGCATCTTTTCGGCGTCCTGCTCAATCAGCTCCTTCTGGTGGGTCAGCATCAAGACCCGCGTTTCTGGCCAATTGTGAAGTGCGTCCCTGCATAGCGCAGCCAAAACCCAAGATTTGCCGCTGCCGGTCGGAAGAACAAGGCAGGGGTGACCACTAGGGTTTGACTTAAACCAAGCGTATAGCTGCTCTATGGCTCGCTTCTGATAGTCCCTAAGCATGCGCGATGATCTCCCAGCTAGAGGTGCCTCCCTCGCCATTTGTGACGCTGGCGCCATTGATGTGATAGACCGCGTTGATACCGTCACCGCCCTCTAGCTGCCAGGGCACCAAGTCGGGGTGCAGCACATGAGCACGGCAACCGTCCGGTTGGTTTGCCTGGGGTATCTCGGCGTCCCACCGGGCGCAGTGCCACGTTGAATCCTCTTTAGGCGTGGCATGCGAGCATGTCCGGCAGCTTATGCTGGTCGCCTTGTGGCTTACATGACAGAAATCGTGAGCCGGGCACATTTTGCATTGATACCAAGTCGGGTCGGCGCTAATCGGCTCCGGCATTCGGTCGGCTGTGGCAATGCGCCGGGCACGATCTACCAGCCGTTTGGCCTGCTGGGCTTCCAGCCTGACTCTCTCTGTATAAAGACGGTCGTCATCCTTGCAGACGGCCACATAAAGAGCGCGGTCGATCTGGGTGCCCAGCATGTACGCCTGCATTTGCGCCCAGTGCTGCGGCTTGGACTCTTTGACCCCTTTCTTTACTAGGTCGTCAAAGCTGCGTTTGTTGTGAGTCTTCATCTCGCAGACATGCGGCTTTTCTGGCGCCTCGGGAACGCCGGCCCGGATAACTCCGTCCAAGCTGCCCGAAACATGCGCTCCAAAGTCCACGCGCATCTGGATACCGTCGCTGTCATGCGTCACGATCTCTATGCCGATGGCGCGCAGGTCGGCGGATATGATCTCCTCCTCATTCTGCCCGCGCCGGAAAAGGCGCAGCATCCGACCCTCAAGCGATTGCGTCACCGCCCAGCGAAAGTTCAGCCAAAGGTAGCGTTCACAATGATGCCCTAGCTGGCTGGCGCCAAAGTGATAGCGGGGCGGCTGTGCCGCCTCCTTTTCCTCATGGTGTCGGTCGATAAGCGCGGCGATAGTATGAACGGGATTCGGAATGGCTGTCATGGCGCTTCCCCGTGTTCAAATCGGGCTGCGCGGGCCTTGAATACTGCTGATTCAATATCAGGATTGTATTCAGGGCAAAAATCATCATCGCTACCCAAAAAAACAAACATTCTATGCTCTGACTTATTTGATCCGGTAAGATATTTGTCTTGAAAACAAGCATCAATGACAGTTACACCACCGCCTGCATCTTGAGCAAAAACATCGTATTGCCTACATTCTGGGGTGCCATCGGCAATCAAAACTTTTTTCTTTGTTGCCATGCAGAGCGCTCTAGGCTTTGAGATGTCGCCTCCCGGTCGCTTAACCTCAACAAACATTCCGCCATTGAATTTTTTGAGATAGAAGTCAGGCAAGTACCATCCTGATGGGCCAAGATCAAAGCCCTCCGGCTCGTATTCCCACTCGATACCCAGCGCATCAAAGAAGACCGCCCAGCGGGCTTCTAGGCGGCTGCGAAAACGGTATCCCTTGTAGCGTGTCTCAATTGCCTTTATCATTCATCTGACCCTCAAGTATTGAAATGCTGCCCCGGCCTGCCAGCCGGGGCTTTTTCGTTACTTCTTCATCCAGGGCGGGGTATTAGATGCCGGAGCCTGCTGCTGCGGTGCCGCCTGCTGCTGCTGTACCGCTTGCTGCTGTGCGGGCGCCTGAGCTTGAGGGGCTGCATTGCCGGCGGTCTTAAACCCTTTGACCTCGTTGCTGGGCTCATACTGGCCAGTCGGATCGGTCTTGATGCTCACCTTGATTTGCAGGGTGCCGCCAATGAGCTGGTCAGTATCCTGAACGGAGGCGAGGCCGATGCAGCGCATGATGTCGCCAAGCTGCCGGAGGCCGATTTCCTCTGCCTTGGGGTTGGGGTTGCGAATGTTCAGGTTGCCGAACACGACGCGCCCTTCATGCGTCGGGCCGGTCACGTTGTACTGGACAGCGATATACTCGCCTGTGCCGGCCTTGGTCTGCCGCAGCTCCGCGCCTGCAATGGTCGCGGTGTACCAGCCCGCCGGGATAGGGTCAAAGCTGCCTTGATCCTGCGGGAGTTCCTGGGCGCTAAAGGTTTGTCCGAGAAATGCCATGGTGTTAACCCTCTTCGTTCTGGTTCAGTTCAATGGAGAATGACGGGCGGCTCGGCTTCGTTGTGATGGCCGCCTCTAGTGGCTTGGTGATGCTCTCGTCTGCCGCTTTCCATGCGGCCATGTTGATCTCAGGCTTCCACCGGAACAGGTCAGGAAGATGTTGAGTCAGCCCATGCTCTGCGGCAATCTCCTGCACTGCATCCGCGTCCACCTTGCGATTCAAGCGGCTGGTGACCTTCACCACGTCACCAAAGTCGTTAATGGTCTTGCTGCCCTCCTCGCCTGGCTGGTACCCCATAGCGCCAAGGATGATGTCTTCAATCTGGCGTCTACGCTGTGCCGCCTCCTTTTCCTGACGCTTGGCCTCAGCCCATGCCAGATACAAGTCGTGGCGGTCTGCCTCGTCAATCGGCGTGACGCCCTCCGGGCAAAACCCTGCCTCCTCCGGAGTCCATGAATCAAGGTCGTGGTCGGGGTCTTTCTGGTTTCTGGTGATGTAGTCGATCATGCACCACCTCCAATCTTGTCAATGATCGCGCCAAGGTCGGGCGCTTCCCATGCGTCCAGCTTCCCTGAGCGGTCCTTAGCAGTCCAAATGCCGTCAGGCTCAGCCATCAATGCTCGCTGAGGCACCCCCTCTGCATCGCGCTCTACGCGAAGCGCCAGAACTTCATCAAAAAAGTACGGCAGCATCTGGCCGACCTTGTTGCCCGGCATGCTGGGCGAGTACAGGATGCGCCCCATCTCGTCCTGCTGCTTCTCTAGCTTTGCGCTAAAGTAGACATGCCGGCCAGGCAGGTCGCGGAAGGCCCGAATCATGTCCTGCATGATCTCCTGAAGTGCGCCATATGCTTGGCGGGGGTCTTTGGCCTTTTTCTTTTCGGCGTTCAAGACCACTTCAGCAATCTCACTAATGGAGTCAAGCGCGACAGACTGAAACGGTTTGGCCTCGTCGCTACCGGCGAGCCACTGATAGGCTTCCTGTAGCGTCTCCATGTCCTTAACCTCGATGAATGGCACATCGGAGTCGGCAATAGACAGCAGGCCGCCTTCTGCGGACAGCACAACGGGGCTCGGAAGCGTGGGAATCAAGCTGGTCTTGCCTGAACCTGCGGCACCGTAGACAAGCACCTTGACGCCCTGGGCATGCATGCCCTTAGTCGTCTTTAGTTGAATGGCCATGATGGCTCCTCATGTAACGCCGGTCGGCGGTATGCCGGTTGGCGCTTGATTCCAATACTAGCCAACTCAGAATCGCGTTGCAAGCATTTTTTTCATTGCGTATGATGTGACCATCACAGGAGGGAAGCGCCATGAAGACCAAAGAGATGATCAGCATCCTGACGGAAGCGGGCTACCCGCTGTCGCTGATAGCCAGCCAGTCAGGAATCAGCTACATGAAGCTGTACCGCTATGTAAAGGGAACTCACGCCATGACGCCTGACGACAAGGCGCTCGTCTGGCGTTTTGGCAAGATGCAGCCGGCTGTTGAGGTGGCGCTCGGGATCGAAATTCAGGAGCTGGTAGAAAATGGCTGATATTACACACATTTTTGGAGGAACCTTCAGCCCACCAGAGCCGCAACGAGTCGATCCGCCCGAGGTGCAGCTACGCCAGAGGATGCAGGAGGCGGGGCTAGAGCCGCCGGAACAGATTTACATGGATGGCAAGGTCCACCGCTTCCCGACCAATGGAAAGCGTGGCGACAATGCCGGTTGGTATGTGGTCTTTGGCGACGGCCTGCCGGCGGGTCGCTTTGGCTGCTGGCGTGATGGCGTAGAGGTGACATGGAAGGCCGATACCGGAAGAGAGCTGTCGGCAGCCGAGCAGATGGCGATTGCAAGGCGGGTGGCCGAGGCCAGAGAGATACGCCAGAGGGAGCAGCAGAAGCGGCATGAGGCAGCGGAACAGACCGCTGAGCATATATGGGCAAGGGGTACGCTGGCATCAGAGGATCAGCCCTATCTGGTAAAGAAGAAGGTGATGCCACATGGGGCCAGGGTGACCGGCGACGGCAGGCTAGCCCTCCCGATGTACAACGCCGAGGGTGAACTGTCTTCCCTGCAATTTATATCGCCGGATTCTTCAAAAATCTTTATGACAGGCGGGGCGACCAAAAATTGCTTCTGGTGGCTGGGCGATCTCGAAAAGGCCGAGCGTGTTTTTCTCGCCGAGGGATTTGCCACGGCGGCTACCATCCACGAAGTGACCGGCTCACCCTGTTTCATCGCCTATAGCGCGGCCAACTTGCCAGGCGTCGCCAGAATAATGCGAGAGAGGCTGGGCGAGATTGCCGAAATCGTCATTGTGGCCGACCACGACGAAAGTGGCGTTGGCATGGCCCGAGCGCAGGAAGCCGCCTCCGCTTGCAGTGGTCGCGCCGTGATGCCGCCGGAGCCGGGCGACGCCAATGATTACCACCTTGCCGGCCATGATCTCCTCGCCCTACTAGCACCAGACGCGGAAGACCTTAACTGGCTGGTGCCCGCCGATGAATTCTGCCAGCAGCCGGCGCCGATGCAGTGGCTTGTTAAGGGCTGGATTCCACGCCAGTCGCTGGTGATGGTTCACGGTCCATCGGGCGGCGGCAAGACGTTTGCCTTGATCGACTGGATGATGCGGATTGCCACCGGGCGCGACGAGTGGCAGGGGCGCCCTGTTAAGCCAGGGGTAGTCGTCTATCTAGCCGGCGAGGGGCATCATGGTTTGCGCGGTCGCTTTGCGGCATGGAAGCAGCACTATGGCAAAGAGCCGTCAAAGCTGTGGATCTCCAACAGTGGATGCGACCTAAATACGCCGGATGGCTATCAAAAGGTGGTGCAGAGCGTCGCCGGCATTATGCGTCAGACGGGAGAGCCGCCCGCCGCCATTTGTGTGGACACACTGCACCGCTTTCTAGCTGGCGACGAGAACAGCGCCCAAGACGCCAAGACCATGCTAGATGCCTGCGGAAGCCTGATTCAGGAGTTCGGATGCGCGGTGATCCTTGTTCACCATACTGGCGTGAGCGAGGAGGCCCAGCACCGTGCGAGGGGTTCGTCTGCATGGAGAGGAGCGCTTGATATGGAGATAAGCGTGGTGCCAGGTGGTGACGGCAAGCCGATCAAGCTGGTGCAGCGCAAGGCAAAAGATAGCGAAGAGGCGCCCGATGCTTTTCTTGACCTTCAGACGGTCGAGCTGCCGGGCTGGCTTGACGAGGATGGCGAGCAGGTGACCAGCGCCGTGGCGACCCCCTCAGTTGCGCCAGCAGAGGCGAGCGCCGGGGGCAAGCTGCAAGAACACTACAGGATGCTTGAGGCCGCCTGGTTCGCATCCGGTGCCGAGCATTCGGCAGGGCTCCCCTATATCACAAAGTCGGCGCTTGTCGACTACCTGATGCAGAATCTTCCGGGGCGCAAGCCGTCCACCATCGAGCAGATGGTTAAGCCGTCAGAGAAGCGCAAGATGATGGGAATGCTTTGTGAGGGCGGCGTGGCAAGGGTGGAGGGGAACGGCTTTGTGGTCTGCGACCCGTCCTATTCTGCCTCCATGATGATGCGCCGAGGTGGTTAAAAATTGATCAATTTTAGCCAAAAATCCCGGTACCCGAACACCTGTTTCAAACGCCCGTTCGGGTACCGGCTCGGTACCACTGGTACCTTTTTGGTACCCGCTAAAGTGGTACCGGAAAAAACCATAAAAAACAGGGTGTTAGAAAATCCGGTACCTTTTTGGTACCACCTGGGGGGCAAGGCAAAAACGCTCGGTACCACTGGTACCCCTACCTTTAGGTAGGGGTACCGGGTACCAGCGATTGTTGCGGCGACTTTTGGGGACGGGAGAGGCACTAGATACGGGGTCGAAATATGGGCCGATCTCAGACACGGGGAAAGCCTATAAGCCATTTCAACGAACCTAAAAA